AGTCCGATGTAAATCGGGCCCAAAGGGTTCTGGTTGTTCTATCATTTGCGAAAATGATAAAAATTAGTTCCGTGAATCAGATTAAAAAAAGTCTTACTGATTTTGAAAACCGGGTAACCGACCAAAAGTCTGAGACTTCTGACGTTATAGCAAAAGACGAGGATGCCGATAATAAGGCTCCCTCATCGTCTAATGAATCCACATTTTTCGATGATGCACCAAGTCTAAGATCTATCTTAGGTTATAATGTTGAACTTGATTCATTACCTTCTTATGTAGACTTTGATAGTATTTCTACTAAGCCATCAGCGTTAAAAGATAATATCGCTTTACCGGAGTGGTTTGCAGGGCAATTTATGAAAATTGCAAGAACCAAGCAAGGTACCGTAATTAAAGTACCTGAAGGTCTCAAACCCCCACCGTATGGCAAAGTCTGCGTAATTACCGAAGCAGCGGGTAAGATTCGTCTTATCCTACCGTATAATACACCCTTTGTACATAGTACGGGTCTCTTTGCGCGTTGTCGCGCAATACTTAATAGTATTGTTGGCGATTGCAGCATAGATCAGACCAAGGGTCATGAACTCATTCGTGAGCTCACAACACCTGGTTCACTAGGTGTTAATGATAGTATTATTTCTGCGGATCTTGATGCCTTTACAGACAACACGTATACCGCCGGTATAAACTTCGGTCTTTCTCAAATAGGCCTACCTGGTTTAGAAGATTTTCTTCTGAACCTACCAGTCAACCTCCCCAACGGTAAATTAATTGTACCGAAAAAGCTGTTGATGGGTCTAAAAGGATGCTTTGAGTTGTCATCAGTTCTGCATAACTATGCAGTTAAGTTAGCGAACATTAAACGTTACGCGTTATGTGGCGATGATCTTGTATATGCAGGATCCATTGAACCATATGTGGCAGCAATAGATACCTTTGGGTGGTCAATTAATCGTAGCAAAACCGTTATATCGAAAACGGCTGCCGTATTCTGCGGCGAAATGTACTGGTTCGGTCACAG